CTGCCCAATCGAGCGACCGCTTCCGCAGGTCGGCTGCCTGCTGTGCTAGGGCCTGCTGCTCAGCACGCTTGTCCTGCTGGATCATGTATGCGCCGGTAGGGTCGCCCCGCATGATGCCACCAACAGCGAACGCCTTGTCTTCCCAACCGCGACCAAAGAGCCGCGATCCGAGGCCCATCTTGGGCTGCTCGGGTGTAGCCTGCGGCTCGGGCTGGGGAAGGGCCTGTTGCGGCAACTGCTGTCCGGTCGGCATATCCTTTAGCCATTGCGGGCGTCCGATTTGCGCGCTGCCACGGAACAGCCTTTTCCCTCCGAACGTCATTAGTGAAGCTCCCCAAGGTCAACCGTTAGATAGCCGTTAACAATCGGGCCGAGGGCTTCCGGCTGCAATTCAGCAACCTCCTGCGCCATCGGGCCGACACGCAGCGTATCATCGCCAATGTAGTTGAAGTGGTAGAGGGGAACCCCACCGGGCGTCTTGCCAACCAGCGTGACGTTCTCTTTGAGGTTGCGGTCGCAGAATACACTCGCTGCCTGCAATCCGAGGCCCAGCATATCCATGAAGCCACCGCTCGTCTTGGTGGTAGAGGTGCCCGAAGAGTTCGTATACGGCCCCAACAGCCCGCCAATGCCCGCAGCATGCGCAAGGCCCGCTTGCATCGGAAGCATTGCGCCGGTCTGGCCCAGCTCGTTAGCGGCAGCCAAGGGCTGATACTGTGCAGCCGATACGCCAGGAGCCAAGCCAGCAGCCGCAAGCTTCATCTGCTCGCGATTGTTGTAATCGTTGTAGCGCAGGCCGGTTTCGTTCTCGGCAAGGCCCTTCGAGATAAGCCCGTAATAGTCGCTGGAGCCGGTCAGGCCGCGCGTGCCCATCTTCGCTTGCATCTGATTGCGCACGCTGTCGTTCGAGATGCCGACCATATCGTCAAGATACGGGTTGCTCGCACTGTCCGCGTTGAGCGTGTTGGTAATCCAGTTGTTAGCCGCGCCAACGGTCGGATCGCCGTCATAATACTTGCTCAGCAGGTCGTTGCTGACGCCCAGCATGTTGTCGCTGAACTCGGCAATCTTGGGGGCCTGCCCCTTGTAATTGCTGTCCAGCAGGTTCGCCGCGCCTTCGATCCTGCCTGCGTAAATAGGCTTGGTCGTCTGCGTGCTGGTCGTTTTCTGCTTCTTGCTTCCCATCAGCCTGCAACCTCTTTGTAAAGCACCCCGTCGCGCTCGTCCCAATGCTTGAAAATCCGACGCCAGCCTTTCCGGCCTTCAAGGCGTAGCGTCATGCCCCGGTGAGAAGGATGAGCCAGCGCGGCTTCCTCCCACGGTCCTGCACAGGCGCGGGCATTCTCGCCGCCGCCCAATAAAATCTCGACCTCATTGTCCCCATTGGCGAGGGTCAGCACATAACCGCTCTCGCCTATCTTCCAGACCGCAGCGCAGCCGGTGTTGAGCCAGTCGCATATCTGCACCCAATCGTGCCCGTCGCGTTGTGCTGCCGGATTGAGCGCGAGGAACGCCCTGTCATCCAGCGGGACAATCTCGACCTTCACGACAGGCGAACCTTGACGGTGCCCGAAGTGTGGTAAAGCTGGCCAATCTCCACTCCGCCAGCAGCCGCAGCGGTGTCGTCAGCGTAGTCATCCAGCGCAGACCAATCCGTTGCCGCTTCCAGCGCATCGGCGCGGGCTTCAAGCGCACTTGCACGATTAGCGTTGTCGTTGCCCTGATTGGCGACACGGCGGGGCCAGTCACCGCGCTTGTTCTGCGGCGGGATGTAGCGAAGTGTCATCGCTTGCCCCCTGCGCCACCCTCAAGCTCGACCGCGTTAAAATACGTCCAGTCGGGATCGTTGACCGTAATATCGAACACAAACTGTTTGCCGTTCGCCCGCAGCGGAATGCGGCCCGATGCCTGCATGTTGCTGCCCGAGCGCACCTTGCCCACATCGCCTAGGCGCTGCTTCTCGGTCACCTTGACCGTTACACCAGATATTGCGTCCGTTTCAGGCCATACCGCCCACATGCGGTAGTTGTTCGCCCCAGCGCGCACGTTGCCGCTGACAAAGTTGGCGACAAGGTTGGCCCCTGCCAGCGTGCCTACCGTGCCATCCTGCACGAAATACAGGCGAGGGGCACCGCCGCTGAAGCGAGGGTCGTCCAGGCTGTAGGGCATCGTGTCGAGGTTGGTGTAGGTGGTCGCCACCTCTTCAAGCGTCTGGCTGTTCTCGAAGCCTTCGAATATGCCTTCAAACGGTATCTCGATAACCGTGGCGCGGTCCAATGCCCAATCATACATCCAAGCGCGCCCCAGCGTGCCGGGGATGCCCCACACAACGCGCGTGTTCTTCGGGTCCACCGCAGCCCAGATGCGCTCGAACTCATCCTCGCCAAGCTCGTCGCGGAAGGACTTGCTGAATTGCTCATTGCCAATCGGGCGCACGGCCTGCCCGCTTTCCGATACCGCAAAGCCACGGTCGGACAGGTAGAACACCGTATCATCAAGCGTCACAATCGACGCCTTGGATGCGCAGCCGAAGTTGTGGCCGTAGGGATCGAACGCGAACGGCGCAGATGCGTCCCCGGTGCGGTCCATGCGGGTCAGCCGGTGGCGCTGGAGGATAACCCCATATTCGCCGCCAGCCACGCCCATGACCTCGCCGCCTTCAAGCGCGGTCCATTCGCCCTCTTGGTTGCCGGTGCCAAGAACCCAACTCGTATGGTCGTTGAAGGAAGACCAGCGCACACGCAGGATATTGCCGTTAGGCTGTGCGCCAACAACGTGATCGCCCACTACGCAGACATCGGTGAATGAAGGCGCGCCCGAGATAGCGGCAGCCGTAGAGGCCACTAGATCCACCTCGTATGTCGTCGCACCGTTGACCGCCACGGCGTAGTCGCCAAACGCGGTGAACTTCCACCGGCCCGAGACGGTCAGGCCCGACAGAAGGCTGGTCCACGAACCCGCAGCAAGCTTGCTCAGCGTCGTTGCCGTGCCCGCCAGCAGGTAGGCCGTGCCATCATTCGCCTTGACGCTTGCCCCGCCCAGAAAAGCGGCAGGGAGTGCATCCGAAATAGGCAGGAAGTCACCGACCGCGCGATAGCCGTCCTCGGCAGGGAGTGCATTGACGCAGCGGGTGAGTATTCCCGGCCCCGGCAGCTTGTCGGGGTGAAACGGGCCTAGCGGGTAACGCATTAGGTGCGAACGCCCCTAACCTGACGCATACCCTGCGGCGTCAGCGGTGCAGCCCCCCAGCGGTTGCCGATACCAGCCTCATTGATCGACTGCACGATTGCCAGCGCGCGGCTTTCGTTCAACGTGGCGCGTTCATTGTCGCCAATCTCGTCGAACAGAATAGCCAGCACCATGCGGATATACGCGCCGGGGTTTTCCTCCAGCATCCAGTTCGACGGGTTCGCATCGGTCAGCGACGGAATGCGAGCGTAATACAGGATAGTGACCGTAGCAGCGCCCACAGGCCCCACCACGATCCTGCGGTTCTCTAGCGCATAGGCGAGGGGCGTGCCCTCCATGCCCTGATACGTGCGGCGCAGCACGGCGGGGGACATTGCCGCAAGCGGGTTGTCGGGCGAACCTTCGCTGTAAATCTGGCGCAGTTGCAGGAAGTCTATCGGAAGGTCGGTGCTTTCCTGCGTAATCGAGATTGTCGCTTCCTTCTCCATGCGGGGGCAGCGCAGCTCTCGATTGAAAATCTCTTCCGCCTCAGTAATGGCGGTGTAAATCGCGTCGATGTCGTAAGCATCGTCATCCATGCGACGGCGCACTACGCGCACAAGGTCGCCAATGTCGGAAATCGCGTTTGCGGGGCTTAGGTCAATCGAAATGGCCATGCGTTATCTCCCGCAATAGAAAAGGGGGCCGAGCGAACCCGACCCCCTCAAAGGTGTTACCGAAGCTTAAAGCGCCGGTTCGTAGGCAGCCTTGATCGCAGCGATCAGGTCTTCCTTGGTTTTCAGTTCGCGAATATCGACGTGCTTGATGATCGCGACAGCTTCGAGAGCGGCCTTGCTGGCAGCTTCGAGGTTGGCATCATCCGGCACGCGATCTTCCGAGGCAGTCATGGCAGCCGCATCCGGCCCCTTGACTTCCTTCCACTCCGCGTTCGGCTTCTTGCCGTCGAATGGGAAGGCAACCCCTGCCTCGACGTAATAGCCGGGGGCAGTGGTCGGACGGTCGCTCTTGTAGAACTTGGTCATGTCAAATTCCCCTTACGCGCTCTGCCGCGAGGCTGCGACGCCTGCGGTGATCTTGCCCGTGGTCGGGGCAGTGCCCGCAACCGTGTATTTCAGACGGACGTAACGCTCTGCGGTCCCTGCCGGAATGGCGTCGGGAAGCAGATACTTCGCGCCCGCTGCAACCTGCGCCAGCGTATAGGCAGGCGAGGTGAATACGGTCGTTGCCGAGGAAAACGCGGCGTTGTCGTCGGTTTCCACGCTGATCGTGAGCGAGGTGAGGTTGTTGAACGACTCCGTAACCGAAACCGCCAGCGGGATTTCCGTCCCGTGGCCGATGTCGCGGGTTACGCCCGAACCAATAGGGCCGAGATCGACCAGATTGGTGGACGCCGCAGTCGCGGTGATTGCCTGTCCATCGCTGAACAGGCCAGTGCGATCCATGATCATTGTGTATTCTCCCGATTAGACCACAGCGGCTTCGGCTTCGATCAGCGCGTCAGTCTCGCGGATCGGAATGCCACGGTAGGTCAGGATTTCCCGACCAGCCACATCGTCAGGGCGAAGCTCGACCTTCTGCGAGTTGGTCGTCGCAGCGTCCAGCGCCTCAAGGAAGGTGCTGTTGGCGTAGATAACCGTCTTGCCCGAGCTGACCATGCCGCCGTTCTGAATGCGACCGTTGCGACGGCCCTGGAGTGCCCAGTAGCCCTTGCGCAGCAGCTCATACGGATCAACGGTGCCCGCGATCAGGTCCGAAACGTCGATGTTGGCGATACGGCTGTTGAAACGCCAGTCACCGACAGAGACGCCAACGTGCTGACGGAACTCTTCTTCCTTACCGTAGTAAGCGTTGCCGAGATCGTCGATCACACGCTGTTCGCCCTTGTCTTCACGGCTGACGCCAGCAGTGGTGCCTTCCGGGTAGAACAGGCGGGTCTGATTGGCCCCGTGGGTGACGAACCACACCGACATATTGTCGCTGCCGTTGCCACCGCCGTCGATGACGTTGGGGTTGCTCAGGCTGTTGTAGCGAGCGCCCAGACCCTTGAAGCGTTCCGGCGTGGTCGCCGTGTCAGCGTAGAAGAAGTTGGTCTGAACTTCCTGCGCAATCGACTCAAGGAACGGCTGTGCTTCCGACATGCGGACAGCGCCTGGGTTCTTCGAGATCTTCAGCAGACGGTTATCGACGAACGACAGGCCTTCAACGAAGCCCGAGGTGTCTTCAACCTGCTGCGTGGTCGATTTGCTCTGCGGAATGCCCTGGTAGAGCTTGCCCCACGTAACGGCGGGAAGGCCGGTGCGGGTGGTGGTGAGCATCGAAGTGCCCTTGTTGGCCTCCATCACGTAGGCGTCCTGCATCAGCGGGTTAAGCTCATGCAGTGCTTCAATGACGGGGGTAATCGACTTGTTCTGATCAACGCGCTTGTAGAGGTCGATCAGCCCAAGGTAGCTATTGCCGATGGTGGCCATTGCTAACTCCTATCAATCATTCGGATAGAGCAGCTTCACGGGGTCGGCTGCGCCGGTCTGTCCCGTGTTTGTGCTGCCCGGCTTGTTGGGGATCGGAGCCTTCTTCTTGGCCTCGCGAACGGGTTTCATTTTCGCCTTCTGGTAGGCGTCCCATTTCCTTCCACTGCTTCGCGGTGCGCAAAGCGAGTAGGTCGGCAGTGTCGGCATCCGGTAGGCGGTCCTCGGGGTAACCCATGGCTTTCGCAGTGGCCGTCAACGAAGCGTTGAGGTCTGCGTGCTGGGCCTCGTCGAACCATTCAGGCATCGCTTCGAGAAGACGCTGGGCGTCCTGTTCTCGCTCTGCCTTTTCGTGATCATCCCTTATCTGCTGGGCACGTCCGGCGTGTTCCTGTGCGGCCTGCTGCAATTGCTGTAGCTGGGCTAGGCCGCGACGGTGTTCCGCCTGTTGCTGCTGATACTTTAGCTGATCGTTTGGATTGCCCGTGTAGAGCAATCGGTCGTCCGGCTCAGGCGGGATAAACTGCTGCGCCAGCATCTGGTAGCGTTGGGCTTGCTGTTCGGAGAACTGGGCAAGTTCCTGCTGCGCCTGCTTGGCATAAGTCTCTCTGGCCTGTGCCGCCTCTTGCGCCTTGGAATTGACGAAACGCTCACGCTCGGCTTCCCGCTCGGAAAGATAGGCTTGCGTCTCACGCGGCAGGCTGGCCCACCGCTCCTTTTCCTCGGCTTTCCAAGAATGGGGAGGGTCGATGGCCGGTTCGTCGTCCGGTTCGTCCTCGCCTTCTTCCTGGTCATCCGCGCCATTGTCTTCGCCATCTTCGGCTTCGTCGTTGACGTTGGGATCTTGTTCTTCTTCCTCCGGTGCGGCGGTTTCGCCGTCTTCCGGGTAAAGGTCGTCTAGCGTGGTGTCCGCCTCAACGTTCTGCTCTTCGACAGGCGCGTGGTTTTCGGGTGCGTCTGTCTGTTCGACAGGATCGCCACCGACTGCCACACCCTCGGTAGGTGCAAGCTGGGTCAATGTGCTGTTCCTTGGAATTTAGGCATGAAAAAACCCCGCCGAAGCGAGGTCACGTTGTGTCAGGCGATCTTTGGTAGCCGCAGCCTGATCTTGCGGTTTTCCTCCTCTTGCCGACGCCGAGCTTCGTATTGCTCTAGCACCTCGGCAGAAGGCGGGTTGTTCTGTGCATGTAGGAGGCGCTGGTAGGCCTCCATGGCGGCGCTCACAGCCCCAGTATCCTCCGACGCTCGGGCGACATGCTTTCGATCTTGCGCATGCGCTTCAATTCGCCCTCCGCCACATCGCCGCCCGTTATCTTGGCCTCGATATGCCCCTGCACGGCCTCTGCGATCTTCTGCGCCAATGCGAGGGCGCGAAGCTTATCCGCCGCCCAAGGCTCCTTTACCGCAACGTCCTTCAGCCGGTCGGCATATAGCTCAGTCACAGCCTCGAATGCGGGGCGAAGATGCTCAGCCATGGCCCGCTCGGCAGATTCCGCGATGACCTTGGCTTCGGCTAGTTGTTCCTTCACGCCGCAAGACTCCCACCGGGACGGTTTTCAGCCAAGTCGATTGACCTGTTTATCGCCGCATTTTCGCGGGCAAGCTGAACCTCGGCCAACATACGCTCGCGTGACAGCTCCATTTCGGCACGGGCCTTATCGCGGGCCAGTTCAGCCTCCAGCGCGGCCTTCTCGCGAGCCACCTGCATATCGAGCGCGTGCTTTTCACGCTGCAGCTCGACATTCGCTTGCGCCTTCATCGCATCAAGCTGGGTCTTGGCCTGTTCGTTGGTCACCTTGCCCTCGGCCTCGATCTCTTCCGGCGATTTACGCTCCGGTTTCTCACGCGGCATACCCGTCTCGGGGTCAACCGCATTAGGGTCGGCAAAGAACGCATTGACATCGCCAAGCCCTGCGTCCTCCACAAAGCCCTTCGCGCTATTGTAAAGCTCTTCCTCGGTCACGATGGATAGTCCACCCGCCATCGCTTCCTTCTGCATGTCCAGCACCTGCATACGGTGGACAAGGCGCTGGTCCTTACGGCCCGAGCCAAGCCCGACCGAAATAACAATGTCCATCTCGCCATCGAGCGATGCAGGGTCGATCTGCTTATACTCGCCACCCACACGCACCTGCTCGATTGAGCCGTAGTCACGCATCAGGCGCAGCTTCTTTTCGAACAGTTCGGCAAGAGCCTCGGCAAAGTTGCGGGCCAGATACTCTTCGATCTGCTGCCCCTGCGCCTGCATCAGCGCCGTGCCGGTGGCAGTCTTGTTCAGCGCGTCCGCATCAAGGCCTTGGTTAAGCCGCGTAATGCCCGTCCGGCTTTCACGCTCGCCAGCCATGAACTCCAGCGCCTGGAACGCATTAGGCGCGGCAAACGGCATATTGAGCGGCATGGGGGCCGTGCCGCCACGGTAGCGGATCGGCGCGCCCGGAATGATGCTCAGCACATCGTCAAGCGTGTTCGGGTCTGCCCCGTCCATATTGACCGCAATGCGCGGGCTGTTCGCGAAGTAGAGCGCGTCCATGGCCTGCCGAAGCAGCACGGAGCGCACCCGCTGAATATCCATTACCTTGTCGGCAAGAGACTGCCCGATAAGGCGGTGCTGCATGGGGAAGGGGGTCCACAGCACAAACGGCTGATCTTCCACCTCTTCGACCTTGAGAACCTTCTGATCTACGCGCCAGATGCACAGGCGCTCAGCCTCACCGTCGCCGTTCAAATCCCAGCGCACATATTCTTCGGTCAGCCACACATTGCGAGCGAGGCCACTCGTCGCGTCGTCACTGTCCTTGCGAGCGCGGCCATCGTCGCGGGCATCGGAAAGCTGCGTTTCGTCTGCCGTGGAACTCCACAGCGTCTCCGCTTCGTCTTCCGCGATCAGGCCATTCTCGACAAACCACGAAAGCGGCTTGCGGGTCTGGTGGCGCAGATAACCCGCATCATCAAGCGAACGCGCTTCGGGGCAGACGCGGAACTCTTCGTTCGGCACCGCCATGTCGCGGAACTTGACAGGACCGGGCACCTTGCGGCGCACACGGTAAACCTGCACAGCTTCGCTCTCCAGTGTCACCGGGTCTTCAAATACGTCGAACGCCTCGGGGATCGGCTCGAAGTCAACAATCTCGTCGCCGCCAGCCTCGGCCAGCGCGTCGATCTCCGCAGCGTTGAGAACGTCATCGACAATCTGAGTGGTCGGCTCGGCCCAGGTCTTGATGACGCCCGACTTCTCCAGCAGGCCAGCCTTCAGGAAGTCATGCAGGATCTGATAACCGGGCTGCTGACGCATGAACTGCCACTGGACAAGCTCGGTGGCGTCCTCGGCCATCTCGTCTTGATCCTTGCGGCGTGCGCGGAACTCCACAACACGGTCGCCTGAAACAATCGTCCGCATGATGCTAACCACCATGTAGTCGATCACTTCGGCCACATCGCGGGTCACAAGCTGCGAACGGCCCTCTTCCTCGTCACCGAAC